CCGTCTATTGCTCCTGTTAAATCCCCGTTCACGTCAACAATCATTATACCAAAGTCAACGCAGCGCGCATTCTCTAATTTTCCTAAAAGTTGCGGGCTGCTTGCCTCTTCCCAAAGTTCGCCCGAATACGATCTTTTACCTTGGCGAAGTCTAGCAAGTCGACCGCTTGCCGCCTCTTCGGTTAACGTGTCCGCTTTTGGTAATTCTACATTTTCGAATTCAGGTAAAGGGAACCAACGCTTCGAGCTGTCAGCCTCATTTACTAAATCCGACCACGTAGGCAGTGGCGCCGTTAAATCAATTCCATTTTTTACACCCGCGGAATCTTTAAGCGGCACGAGTATAAGGGAACTCGTTATGCCCTGGATCGGTACGCAACCAGGTAGCCCCGTGTTGCTCAATCCTGCGTTACAATCGCATACATTCATAATAATTTACCTCTTTTAAAGGCTTTTTTTAAAGTTTGTTTAACAATTTTTACATTTATCTTTATACTTACTGAGGGTGAAACGTAATTCTACCCCTGACAAGTTGGCGTCCAAAATATTTTGTATAACCCCCGTGTCGTCTTCGGTCCCAAAACGTGAAAATGTTTTAAGATCGTAGTTTTGAACTCTTTTAAAAATTCGGTTTTTTCTAATTGTCGCCAAAAATTCAAGCGCCAATTTTTTCATTGGTAAAACCACTTCCCGCCTGTTATCTTCGGTCGTGTTTTGTGTTACGTCGCATTCGTCAAGGAAAAAAATCCTTAATTCGGTTTCAAATTCTAGCGAACTGTCAGCCGCGAGCCCTCGTTCCGTTATTATTTCGAGTAGCCAAATTAAAGGCGTTTTCTCTAGTAAATCGGTCTTAACTTTTGCCCATTCGCTTTTCGCTGCTATCTTCGTCCCTGTCTGAAAAAATGGAGCGGGCAAAAACGTGACCCCTGTTAAATCCACCAAAGGCGGGGGGCTCGTCTGCGTAACTTCTAGGCTTTCGTCCACGTTTACAACGTCTATTATATACTCATTACTTAGAGTATCAATAACCGTTTTGCCTGGTCGCGCCCATTTTGTTAAACAGTAATTAGTCGTATTGCCTGAGTCAAAGACGCCCGTTATGGTGTTGTCGATGCTTCCCACAATATCCCTAATTATTTGGCTTATCTCTTCCATTATATCCAGTATGCTGTCCCCTTCGGGTTTCCACTATAACCGCTGTAATTGCTCAGGTTTTGGCATATATGCAGCACCATAGTACGATAAGACTTTACAGCCTCATTATATCGCGTGTAAAGCATTGCTATATCCGTCGCCCTGTTCGAATTTTCGCCCTTTGGTAACACGTTACCGATCGACGTCATTTGGTTAGTCATATCTTTTACGTATTCATAATAAATAAAACCTTTTAGCATTTCGGCCATTCCTTCGGAGTTATAAACGCGCCCGCAGTAATCAATCGCTAGGGGCTCAAATAACTCTAAAAAACGCGCTTCGGTTGGGGTTCCCGCTCCTAGGATTAGGTCCGCCTCGAATTCATCATATAAAGCCTTCCCGAATAGGTCAATTAAATACCTTTTTTCGTATCGGTCGATATAGTCCTGAATTCTCGGGGTGTCCGACATTCCCGTATGGAGCTCGTATTTGCCCTTCCCAAAACTTGAAATACTTGTTATATTCATTAGTCTACAATTTTACCGTAACCGCCTTTTAAAAATAGCTCGATTTTCCACGAAGGCAATTTTTCGAAAACCCGACCTTTTGCCATTGTCGGCGCTTTGCCGTTTGACTCGAAATTGTAAAACTTCGAAGGGTCCAATATTACCGCTTTCGCTTCTTTTTTTGCCTCAGGTTTAACCGCCTTGTCGGCTGGCTTATTTGCTGGGCTTTTTGCTGTCTCTTTCTTTGCCATTTTATTAAATTTAGTTTGTAAAATAAACCAGGACCCGAGGGCCTGGTTTATTCTTTAAATTTATTTTACGGCTTCAAAATTGCCGCTATATCCGTAGCAAAATCCCCAGTTACAAACGCGTTGTAATGGTTAGACTTAACGAAGTGACAAGCGCGCATTTCTGCAAGTATTGTCATTAAATTTTTGGTAAAGTCGTCATTTACATATCCTACCTGAACATTGACATTTTCTCTAATTCTTAAATTAGACTTCGAAAAGTCGCCAACCAAATAGTCGCCCTGTGGCATTCCTGAATTAACAATAACGGGAACCGATTTAACTCGAGTCGTGCCGTCTATTGTTATGGTCATACCGTAGGTATAATTCCCCGTTGAATCTTTTGTTAAATCCATTGCGGCCGCGTCAAGCGCATTAAGAATTATATAGTCAGCGTCAAAATTATTATTTTGAATTTGAGCAATTGCAATTCTTAGAACGTCCGCTTGATTTGCCTCAGGAACTAAAACCGCAAAAGTTGGCCCAGGTGTAAAGGCTATCGCGTTGGCAATAATTCCCGTCAAGTTGTCGCCCAAACCGTCGCCGCTCAAAATTTGCTCGTCTAGTTTCAATTCTACTAATTCGATCAATTCGCCGTTTATTTCGCCTTCCATAAATGGTAAATCTTCGACCATTTCTTTAGACACTTTAATAAACGCTGAGATTTTTTTGACTTGACACGACGCTTCAACTAGATCGAAGTCCGTTTGAGTCTTCAGCGCCCCTTCGGCTGTCATTCCCGCAACTCCTGGGTCTGCATTCTTTTGCTCGATGTAAACAACGAACTTTGAAGTCGTACCCCTAGAGTTTACCAATTGACGTAAAAACGGCTTACGTCTTACAATACGAGTTACCCCCGCTTCCAATTCAGAAAGCCCAACCGTTCCGCCTGAATAATTGCCCGTAATGGTCATAGTTCCCGCCGCTTTTACGTCCAATTTCATTGAGCCGCCGCCGTCTTCTTTGATCTTCATTATTTGCTCGTGTGCCGCCTTAAACGCGTCAAAAATTGCCGTCCCGAAGGCCTTTTATTTTCCGCCTGTCTTTGGCTCTTCTCTCATTGCTTCCATCTTACCCTCGAGGGCTGCAATTGCTGTTTTTACCGCCGCGTCGTCGTATTCTTTCGAATTTTCCGCCGTTTTTTCTGCCAATTCCTTAGCCGCTGCAATATCAGTTTTAATTTGTGCGATGTCCTCGGCTGTTGCTAGTCCTTTCGTCTTTTCCTCGATTTTCGCCTCGATCTGCTTAATTGCTTGCTCGGGTGTCAATTCGTCTTTTTTGTTCTCGTCCACGTTTTTGTTTTTTAGTGAATTAATAAATTTGCGGTTCCTGCCTTATTATTATTTGACGCCTTTGGCTAATTTAGCCCAATCAAACGCTCCTTTAATATTGCCAATTTCGGAATGTCCGCGGGACGGGTCCAAAGGTGCCGAATGTTTCACGAACGGGTCGGCTTTTGCAATTGTCAAAAGTTGTGCATTTAAAAATTTTAATTTCATTTCAAGTTGATAAAGCCGATCATCAGATCCGCCCCCACTAATTAGCGCCTTTGTGACCGTGTCAATTTCGGCGCCTAGTTTGTTAATTGAGTCTATTTTGTTTTCGCTTTTTGCTACTTCCACGACATTTGTAAACTCATTCGCCCCAAATGTAACCGCCGACCCTTCCCATAATGCCACCTGAGTAACATCGTAGTAACCGCCGCGGTCCATTCCTTCGACCTCAATAAAACGAATGCCGTCTTTTATATATTTAAAGCCTATCGAATGCTCTAAAATAATGCCGTCTTTGTAGTCCTGTAAAGCGTCGTTTCCTTTTGTTGAATTCCCGAGCTGACCCGTTGCCAAAAGTCCCACATTATCTTCGCTTAATTCTAAAAATTTGCCTATTTGATTTTCCCAATTATGGTATCTCAAAAACGCGATTTTGCGATTTGACGCGCTGGCTGGTCCGCGTTCGCCTATTGATCGACTAAACGCGCCGCGTCTTATAATGTCATTATCTGAGTCGACCGTGTCAAATTTTGCGAGATACATTTGAACGGTACGGCTCCCCTCGTCCAGGTCCTTAATTTCTAAATTATGACCCTTTACCGAATAGTTATTAATTGCCTTTTCCATAATTAAATTATTGATAGCTGTACAAAAATAACTAAATTTGTTGGTACTAATAGAAAAAAAACTATGCAAAATTCGAACCCTCTCAACTTTTGGCAGTCATTTTTTGGAACTGGCAACGGAATAAACAACCGATTTATTAACAATATTTTCCCCCGTGCGAATCGAGTTTGGGGGCAAAAAACGGCCGTTTGGGTTGACACTGGGGACGCGTTTAATCTATATACTACTATTCCCGAATTACGAGCAATTATAAATAAAAGGGCTTCAATGATGGCCTTGAATGTTCCGCGATTAATGAACGAAAAGGGCGAAGAGGTGACGGGGCACTGGATGAATGCACTATTAAAAAAGCCAAACCCGACACAGTCCTGGAACGATGTAATTTTTTCACTTTCCGTAAACGATGCCCTTTGGTCTTCGGCTTTTGCCTATGCTCCTGAGCGCTCATTCGGTATCAGAAATTTAATGTTACCACTACCCAGCGAC